ACATTTGGGTCATTTGGATCCGCATCTTGATACAAAACTTGCCCAACAAGTTCAATTGGGTTGCCAGATACAGGAACTGCACGAATAATTTCTCTAGAAGTGTAAAATGCGTCACTAGGTTTGAATATTCTTTCTCTAGGATACGATACTTCCGAATCTACGCCAAAAAGTGTTCTTAAAACAAACTGGAAAGACCTTCCTGTTCCTTTTGCGGAGTAAAAGTCCTTAATACGTTTGATTACAGTGCTTTCTGTAACATTAGGTGCAAAATTCTTTGGATATGTGTCTAAGAACTGCTCTTTGAACTTTCCGAGCATGTAAAGCGGAAAAATATTGTTCAAATTGACAACTTCACTACCTAGAGCGTGTTCTGCAGCAACTGTAGACTCAAATTTATACTCTGATTGGATTCCAACTGCTTTTACAGCGTTAAATCCTCTTCCACAGTCTTGAAAAAGCGTAGATCCCTTACTTTGGTAGTAAATGATCTCGTCATCTATCATTAATAGTCCTTCTGACGGAAAATCACGTGTAGATTGAACGTCAACCGTTGTAGAAGACGGTGTAAGAGCAGAAATTAGAGTTGTAGTTGTAACTAAGTCTCTGTAATTGTCAATATTATAATAATCCGACCAGTTTTGGATAATGTCAAAGCAATATCCCTTTAATTCTTGTGACTTATAGTATTCTTTGACAAAATCAATGAACGTAGGAAACTGTTCCCTAATAAATTGGGGAAATTGCCCTGCGATACTGGTTGATATTTTGGATCTTGACTCTGGACTGACTTCTGACGGTACGGGTGGTTGTGAAACCGTCGTTGTGGGGGTCGTCCACGATCCAACTCTCCAAGAACTATTTGTCATATTACATTAATAGCTAGATTCTGGAATTACTCCTGTTCCAGATAGATTTGAACCACTACTGATAGTATCTTCTACTACAGTAATCACTGAGTTATCTATACCCAAAGTAATATAGGTTTCACGCAAAGAAACGAGGTCATTTGACTTCGGTGTTGCCTTGATTTGTAATTGATTGTTTATAATATTTGTAGATTGTATAATAAGGTCATTAATTACAATCTCTCCCATGTCATAATCTACAGAACCCCATAATCCGTCAATGTATTCCAATTCACCAGTTCCCTTAACGTAATACAAACGTAAGGTTCCTGCACCATCATCATTTAGATAGTAAGTATTGACATCATCTCCAACAATCTTAAATCCGCTAGAAGATACAGCAGGATTTGTAGAAGTTTGTTGATTGATTCTATTACCGTAACAAATTTTGTAGTTAACACGAGTGTTTAGATCAACAGTAATGTTTTTCCGCATTGTAATACGGGTAATATTACTGGTTATTGATCTTTCTGCGTCATCAATAATTTTCTGAACCTTAGAATACTTGAATTTACCACCAAATTTGTTATATTCACCACTAGCGTTTAGTGTAGTGAGTGTTACAAGCACAAGATTCTTCAATTGTTCTGGTGTTTTGCGTGTATTATTGGGATTGAAATACACAAAACTCGTAATATCTACGTAAAGAACAGATGGATCAATGATTGTAGGTTGAATTGCAGCGATAGAATACTCTCTGAGCTTCTTTAAAACAGAATTTTTCTCAGAAAGTGATAATTTATCAGCGTTTCTTGGTTTGATTGCCAAAAATACCTTGCCATATTCGGGAGGTTCCGCTTCTTCTCCACCGTAACACGCTATTGACGCGACGTTTGGATAGATTTGCGGGATAATTGCTTCATAATCTTGAGTAGAAACTGCTCTACCGAACGCAGAATAGAATTTTGGAGCTGCAAATTTGATTGATTCCGTAGTTTCTGGTTCTGCACCGCCATCTGGATCAGTAGTCATGCTGACATTGATGCCAGTTGTGATCGCATTTCCTAAATTATCTCTATAAGTTCCAATATTTTCAAAAACTTTCAGTCCGTTTGCACCTCTTCCTGCAGAAGTTGTATATGTTACGTTAACAACGTCACCATTATTCAGTGCTTTTCCTACAACTCCGTCTCCAAATAGAATTTCTGGTATCTGATATTCGCTTTCTTCTAAGAAAAATACTTTAGATGTAGAGTCAATCTTTGTAATATCTGTTGCTTGTAGGTATTTTTCAACAACTTGTCCAGAAGTTACCTGTACAATTATAGATGAAGTATCACATCTTGCGTTTGTAAGTATAAATCTCTGTCTTTCTGTATTATCTTTTACAAAAGTATCGGTCAAAAATAGACCTTCATACAAAACTGTGTCGGGAAATGACGCAATTCCAGTCAAACTATCTACAGATTGCGAAATATCAGTCGGAATTGAGAAAACAAAGTTGTTATTATCGAGTCCAGTGAAGTTTGCAACCAGTCCTTTTGCAATTGTAACTGATTTTGGGTAAGGAAATGCGGTCTGAACTTGAATATTTGCGATTGCACGTGCACTTCTTGCGGATCTTGGTGTGTAACCGATCATTCTTGCAAGTTTTACAACGTTTTCACGTAGAATTGCGGTTTCTAAGAACCCTTCGTTGACTGCAAGGTTGGCATTTACCGCTGTATAGTAAGTATTATACGCTAAAACGTCCAAAAGCACCGTCAAAGACGATCCATCAAAGTCGTAATCACTAAATTGCGACTGTGACTGCAAGTATTCTTTGATTTGTGCCTTGATTTCGTTAAACTCAAGGTAATTAACTTGATTAAATGCCATTATGGTTTAAATGCTACTTCAATACTATCAAACTTAGGCGATAAACCTAGTATGAGATATTGGATACTACAGTTCAATTCATTACGATCCTCTTCTATGTCAACATCTACGGTCACCGCTGTAACTCTAGGTTCATGGATCTCAATAGACTGTTCTATTCTCATCTTTATCTCCATTTCCATTGTAGGAGTAAAGTTTTCAAATAGAAGACCAATTATATTCCCACCGAAGAATGGGTCAAATGGTTTTTCATAGAAATTATACTGAACGATATTCTTGACCGACTCCTTAATGGCAGCTTCGTTCCTGAGTGACAACACATCGTTAGTCACCGCATTCTTTTCAAATGTTAATGAGAAATCCTTAAAAGATTTCGAGAATAAAGCCATTGTGAACGGATTATACCTTCATCAATGTATTTATACTCGTTTCTCGAAAGGTTTGCGTTTCTTACCCAGTCTATCACTGCGAGGATCGGTAATTAAGTATCTACAGTACTCATTACCATGATCATAAAAGTGGTCAGACATATCAACTGGAATGTTAGCATTGCGTTTTCCGTCTACTATTCTATTTGCCTTGGCCACGATACCTCTTCTTTGCTTTGTTACGTGATGTAGCACTATACTTCGTGTGTTGTCCACGACCTTGTGCTGTTTTCTTTGGTCTCGTCTCAATGGTGTTACCCATGTTCCATCTCATTGCCATAATGTTATCCTGCGAATACGTTTGGTGATCCTGCTGCGACTGATGTGCAACCGCCCAGTCCATCTCCTACTCTACCACAACCTTTGCCATTTACAAAGACCGTGCTACTACCACTTGATATGGAAGCAGAATGTGGAGGACATGGATTACCAGGTTTTAAGTGTGTTGTGTTTTTATCTCCCTGTCGAGAGATAGGTCTTCCGTTAGCGAAGACGTTACCAGAACCCTGTGCTCTGGACATTCCAGAACAATGGGGTGAATCTGCGTCTCCTACTCTTGTAACTGCGGGCATCTTAATCGTAGTAATTTGAAACGAAGGCACGTATACCTTCCCACTCATTATATATCTTCAATTCCAAAGTGAATGTTGCGGGTGTCTGCTCAACTAGGTTACCTACAGGTCCTGCTTCCCACCGCACGGTAATAAGAAAGAAACGACTTACGTATACTTGATTGTCCTGATCCAGATTGAAGAAGATCTTATCATCAGGCATATTCACGATTCTCTCGACTGTAGTAGGAGTCTGGTTTAAGTCAGATCGCCCCTCATCAACATATGTAAACCGATCAACAAAAGGATCCTGTATTGCACCAGTTATACTCACAGACGAAACTCCATCAGTAATGACTAGATCAGGTTCTACATCAGGAGCAACTATTGACGCTGTGACATTAATTGTATTAGCAACTTCTGGAGACTGTGCAGTAGCAGTTGCACTTACTGTCTGATTCATTGCAAAGTTAGGTCTGGTAATGTCGGCAAAACCAGTTACTTCATCTGGAGTTATTGTTACAGTCATTTCTTCTGTCTACTACAAAGTATCTGTAGGTATTCTGCCCACTTGCTCATAGCAACATGATCATTCACACTATGAGGTGGTTCTGGTATAGTAGGTTCAAACGATATGAGATGGTCAAACGATTCGGGGAGGTCACCGCATCTATCATACTCTATGACTTCATCATTATCTCTGATAACAAACTTCCCTTTCAAATCATCCATTGGGTTTAGCATTGTTTTTGAAATATTTAGAGAACTACGCGGGGTACGACGCGATTTTAACCATACAGATGATGATTATAATGTTTACGACTCGGAGGAT